TCGCCGAAGGTCGTTTCGACGCCCGGCAGCAGGTTGATGAGCTCTTGCAGTGCCAAGCCGAGCAAAGCGACGGCGCCTGCGGCCCCGGCGATCGCCGTGCTGATGACGGCCCGCAAACCCTTGAACGCAGTGCCGAGGGCATCGACCACGTAGCCGGCGATTTCTATTCCCGTCACCAGCCATTCCATACCTTCGGAGGCAAGCGACGCCCCGCCGCCAAAACTCGTAAAAAACTCCGTCGCTTTGTTCGACGCGAACTCAATGGCGGGTGCGATCTGAATGGCGATCTGGCCGGCGATCCCCTTGACGGCCTGGCCGATCTTGAAGAAGGCGTCGTTCGCCTGCTCGATCTTAGCGGCGTCGACCCGGTTGACAGCGACGCCGAGTTGGGCCGCTTCCTCGGCGGCGGCGCGCAATCCGGCCGAACCGCCCGCCAGCGTGTTGACCAAACCGACGCCCTCCGAGTCGAAGAGGGCGAACGCGAGACGGACGCGATCGGACTGATTCGACACCTGCTGCATGGCGTCGGCAATGTCGCCGAGCGCCGCTTCCGGCGCCTTGCCCGCCAAGCTGCTCGCCGAGAGGCCGAGTTCCTGCAGCGCCTTGACGGCCGGTCCCGATCCCTGCGCCGCGTCCGAGAGGCGGCGGGTCATGCGCTGTAGCGCGGTGTCCATCGTTTGAGCGCCGACGCCGGACAATTCGGCCGCGTGGCGCAGACCGGCCAGAGCCTCCGTCGCAATGCCCAGCTTGTCGCTCGTTTTGGCCAACGAATCGATGGCGTCGAACTGGCTCTTGATCAGTGCCCCGAATCCAGCCGCGCCGGCCAGGCCGGCGATCGCGCCGGTGAACGCAACGACTTTCGCCTTGGCGCTGGTGACGGCGCCGGCGATGCCGCCCAAGCCCTTCTGCACCGCGCCGACAGAGCGTGCGAAGCCCGCGGTGTTCATCCGCAGACCGATGTTCAGGGTCGCCAGCGTCGCCATTTTTTAATGCCCCGTAGGAAGCTGTACCGTCGTTGACCGCTGTGCTGCCAGGTCCGCGAGAACCACCGACCGCAGCAGGAAGCGCCGATACTGAGGGGTAACGAACGTTCGTTACCCCCTGGCGTCGTCGCAACGCCTTCGCGATGCCGCGAAGGTGGAGGCAATCGCCATCATTTGCGCGGACGTCTGCTGCTGGGTTTCATGTTCGAGCAACAAAAAGTCGCCCAGCGGTGCGCTCTTGGCCGCCAGCATCTGGCAGACCTGGGCCGTCAGCAAGTCCAGCAAAATCGCCAACGGCGGCTCGCGCCGGAACCAGACCTGCCACTCCAGAAACTCCGCGGCACTGACCCGCTCCTGGCACTCGGCCAGAGTCATGCCGAGGTGCCCGGCGAGTCGGAACCAGTCTCGCCGTTCCGGCCGTGCCCTGAGTTTTTTTCCGCGCTCTTGGCATCTTCTTTGCGCATCCGGTTGACCCGCTGAGCCACCTCGTAAATCCGGTCCAACAGCGGTCCCAACCCCGGGGCCTGGTCGATCGCCAGCGCCTCGCGCACGCCGAAGAGCTGCGTGCCCGATTCATCGACCGCACACAGCGCGACCAATCTTGCCCGGCAGCCGACGGCACGGTCCGGGTCAAAGTTCCCCTCTGCATCGAGCATCGCCGATTGGTACTGGTCGAGCTCCCGGCCGCTGAGAAGGCGGACGTAGACGAAGCCGTCCAGCTCGGGCAACTCCACGCGCTCCGGCCCAGGGGGCTTCGATTGCAGAATCTCGCTCGCTGATAAACACTTCATTTTTTATGGTGACCCGTAGTAGGCTCTGCTCTTAGTGCACGGTTTTCCGCCAGGTTCGGGAGCTCCACCGAACGGGGCAGCAAGCGCTGTGTCTGTTGCAGCGCTTCCGTGTCATCAAACATTCGCGGCATCAAAATTACTTCAAGCCTTGGAGAAGCTGCTTTTCGAATGCGGCCAGGCGAGCGGCGGCCGCTTGCTTCTCTCGGGCGGTCGCCCGTTTGTCCGCCGCCGCCTGTTTGGCCTGGTAGAGCTTGCACCAGACCTCGGCCTCCTTGTCGGCAGGTTCGGCCACGCCCAGCTTGATGAGCCGATGGGCCTCCGCATGCTCGATCTCGACGCCCGGCATATGCTCGCCGGAGACCGAGCGGCATTTCTTGGTGATCTTTACTTTCATGGTTGGTCCCGTTTCGCGCTTAGGTCGGGTAGGTGATGTCGCCCGACACCTCGATCGTCGAATTGAAGACCACGTGGCCGTCGACGTTGATGCCGCTCGGCTCCACCTTCGTGCAGTAGCCGGTGAACGGCCACTCGGTGCTGGCCGCATCGGAGAACACCAACTTCCAGTTGTCAATCGTGGTCGTCTTCAGCACGTCGGTCAGCAGTTGGAAGTTCGCGGCGGCCGGATCGCCGACGCACTCGAAGGTCACCTGTCCGCCGTCGAAGATGGTCTTCAGCTTCTCGCGCGCCGTGGAATCCAGCGTCGTCGCGTCGGTCGTGCCGTATTCGGCCGTCGGGCCGGAAATGTTGTTGACCGACGCGATCGTCGTATAGACGGTCGATACGTCAAGCTGCAGCTCGCAGCCTTTGCCGACGATCTTGGTCATGGTTTACCCCTCAAAAGGTTGGCACGCTCTGTTCGAACCACACCACATAATCCCGCACGACGGCGAACACGATGTCATCGGAGCCGTCGCCGCGGGGGACGTCGAGACTGACGCCGCCCGGCTGCCGGGTGATCGCGCGGATATTGGACTCGCCGATCGATCCCGTGTAGCCGTCGAGCGCATACCTCACGAGCTCGGCGATCGTCCGCGCCTCGCGCGGGTCCTCGCTGATGGCGTCGATCTGCAACCGGATCGATTCCAGGTCCTGCGGGCCGTCGAGCGTCTGGATCGGCTCCTCGGAGACCGGCAGAAAGCGGATCAGCGGATAGCGCGCCTGCTGTGGAATCTTGCGGTAGATGCGCGAGCCGACCGCGGCCACGATGTTCGTGTGCTGCGCCAGGAGTGTACGGACGTCCCACTCGATCATGCGTTACCCCGACTCGATCCCTTGCTTGAGACGCCGCTCGACGGCGCGCTGGGCGGCCGCCTTCTTCTGGTCGAACGCCGGCCGCAGAAACGGCCGCGCCTCGACCTTGGCACGATCGTCGCCCAGTTTTCTCGAGCCGGCCTTGTGACCCAACTCCACGAAGGCGCCGTAAAACGTCTCGCCTTTGAAAAAGCCCTCGCCCGTCTGGACCAGGTAGCTGATCCCCGTCCGGCTCCGCTTGCCGGCCCGCACGCGGATCGACCCTTTCAGCAGCCCGTCCTTCACCGGCGCGTTGGCCTTGGCCTGCTGCTGGAAAATCTTCGCCCCCTCGCGCAGTGCTCGGCGGCCGATCTTGCCCGCAAGCTTCGGCCCTAGAGCGTCCAGCTTTTTGAGCAGCGGCTGGAGTCCGTCGATCGACAAGTCGCCGCCTACGCCGCCGCCGGCACGCGCCATCGTCACACCTTCTCTCTGCACTGCAGGATCAGCATGCGGTTGCGTTCCTGCCAGTTAATCACCTGCACGATATTGAGCCGCCGGCCGCGAAACAGGACCCACATCTCGGGCGTGATCCCGCGGCGAAACGCCAACTCGACGTCGTGCGTCACGTCCCCCACCGTCTGCTCGGCTTCCCGCCGTTCATTGCCGCTGCGCGGCTTCACCATCGCCCATGGCCTGGCGACTTCCACGCCGCCGCGCGGCTGCCCAGCTTCATCCTGGTTCTCCTCCGGACCAGGCGGCCGCATGATGGTGATCCGGTGCGGATATTTCACTGACCCGTCTCGCGCTGTTCGCGGACTGAACGCTTGACCTTCGCCGCAACGCTACGCATTGGCTTCTAAGCCGAGGTTCAAGACCCGCTCGGGCCACAACAGATCCTTAAAACCGTCGAGCACGTCGCGGACCGTCGTCCGCGGCGAGGTCTCCAACCAGAACATCTGGACGGCGTAGAACTTGATCGCCCTCTTGATGCTGGCCGGGATCTCACCCTGCGTCTGGTAGCCGGCGAGAAAGGTCGCCTGCACCGCGTTCGGTCGCGGCTGGATCGCGGGCCAAGCGATCCCCCACGCCAGGTGCAGCTCGCCGACCAGGCTGGCCGCGTCGACGACGTAGTTCGCGGCGTCCCACGTTTGCGTCGCCCCGGCGGTGTCGACGTAGGTCAAGGCGCTGACCGAGGTCAGCCGCGGCTGCAGGCGGAGGAACGGCTCCGGCGGAAAGGCATCCCATCCCTTCCGCAGCGTCGCACTCATGAGCCGCTTGACGCCCAGAATCACTTCTGCTCGCCTGGTCGCTTCCAGGATCAGTTCCCGGATGCGGCCGTCGTGCTCTGCTTCCTCGACGCCGATCTCAGCTTTCACCGCGCTGAGGTCGACGGGATCGAGTCCGTCCGCAGGTTCGGTCACCACACTCAGGGACACCGTTCATCTCCAGATGCTCGGATCGTCCATCAGGTCTGCCGCGCTGCGCGGCCGGATGTCCTCGGGCAGCTCGCCGTACTGTGTATAGCGCCGCCCGTCGTCTACTTTTTTGCGGCGCGGCCCTTGTCGACGTCGACCAGCTCCGCCGCGCCGCGCGCCAAGAAGTGGTTCGCAGACGCCTCGGGCAGCTGGACGACCTGGCCCTCCTCGTACGTCTGGCCCCGGTCGGCCTGCACGGTGTAGTCACGCACGAACTGCACCTTGATCAGCTTCGGTTCATCCGCCATCGTTCGCTCTCCCCTTGCCTTGTCTCTGGTATCGCGAGACTAACTGACGATCTCGTCGACGCTGGCGGCGTCGTTGTCGGAGGCCGGCCCGTAGCGGGGATAGAAGCCGTAGAGGGCGGCTCCCATGTCCGCGCCGGCGGTCCCGAGCGTGACGGTCAGCCGGAGGTAGTCGAAGCCGTTGGCCACGTCCAGCTCCTCGGCCCGGCAGTTGATGATCGCTTGCTTGTCGCTGTCGGTTCCGGCGGCGGTGAGTTGGGTGATCGCCTTGCCGGTGACGTCCTTGACGCCCGTACCGCTGCTGTCGGTGGCCTGCTGCAGCTTGGCGTCGACGGTGCCCGTCGCCTCGATCGTGCCAGCGTAGACCGTCGCCATGAACGCGGCGAAATTCTTGGCCGCGATCCAGGCGGTCGAGTAGGCGGCCGCCGCATAGGCGTCAGGATCGATGGCGTCGACCAGCGCCGCCTGGTCGCTGGGCAACAGGTTCGGATTCGCTTGCACGGACATTTTTTTCTCCTGGCTTGGGGTCGGTGACGCGGTACCTCTGCGGGTTACGCCCGCTCGTCGAGGGTGACGAAATGGCTCTTGGTCGCCGAGCCGTTGGCCGGCGAGATGGGCGCGGACAGATGCGGCTGGCCGCCGAGCCGGAAGGTCCAGCGGAAGGCCGTGATGTTGTAGTCGAAGTACAGGTGGATCGAGCTGGCCGATTGAACTCCGCCCCGTTTCATGGTCAGGTAGTAACCCATCGGATCGATCAGGAAGATGTCCCCCTTGTCGCCGAGAGTCTTGTTGTGCTCGGAGAAGCGGACCGGCCGGCCGAGCAGGAAGCCGCCGGGGGCCTCACGCAGGCCGCTGGACGGCGGCGTCCAGATGGGCTGATCGCCGATGGTCATCACGCCGAGTTGCGGCAGCACGTCGGGGTTGACCGTCCAGAAGACGTTCTGCAGTCCGGCCGTCAAGAGTCGGCTGAACATCTTCAGCACATTGGCCGCGACGATGGTATCGGCGGCCTGGCTGCCCTCCTTGGCCACGCTGACCAGCACTGCCGACGAGAAGAAGCCGAGCGGCTGCCCGGCGCCCGTGCCGTAGACGATGGCGTCGTTCGCTTTCCACCGAATCGCGCGGGCGGCCTGCACCGT